TTTACTCCATTGCCCAATGACTTAACAACATCAACTGTTGTATCAATACCTTTTTCTGCTAATCCACCTGCAGTATCCAGTGTTTTTTCTCCAACATTACCAACAACTTGAACCGTATTAGAAATAGGATCGCCACCATTTGTATTATTTACTAAAGTATTTCCTTTATTTGACATAGTTCCTGAACCACCATTTCCGCCACACGATGAACATACACCACTAGATGATTCACATTTAGGACAGCTAGGACAAGCTGGACATACAGGAGGTATAATTTTTGTTTTTAATAGATAATCATCCATATCATTAGGACAGCTTGAACCTGTATTTGAATCGGTTAATGTCCCTGATGTTTGAGCTACTGTATTTGTTACACCAGCAGCTGTAGTAGGAGCAGATGAAGCAACTGCTGTTGTTGTTGAAGGATTTGTAGTCAAATCACCGTAATCTACTCCATTTGCAGTAAATCGCTTAACATTCTTCAAATCATATTGAGTTGTATTAATATCTTTTAATCCAATTAATGCAATCATTGATGTAGTTCCAGAAGGAACATACACTACCAACAATTGACCACAAGCATCTACTGCTGTTATTACAGTATAAGACATATTTATTAATGTAGTTTCACCATCATATGCACTTGTAGTAGTTCCTGCTACTGCTCTTTGTTCTACAGAACGGTCTCTTTTGTAAATATTCATTTTTTTATCATTTCCATCACCTTGGAAAATAATTACATTTCCATTAGACATATCGAAATTTACATATTTACTTAATTGGAAAATCTTTCTTGTATTGCTATAATCTGTATTTAATACTTCTGTATTATTATTAGCATCTGTATCATTTACATAGGATTCTAAGTCTGCTAATTGAGTATCATCGTAAGTGCTTCCTGTTTTAAATTCGTAATTATTTGCAGCATTACCTGAACCAAACATGAAAGATGTCATTTGTTTCTTTTCTGTTGTATTTAATACATGAATGTATGTTTGATACAAATAAGGAATATAAAAAGCTGTATATTTATCAGTTTCTTCACTCTTTGATTCATAAGACTTTGATGTCATTGATTTCGTTGTTATATTAGAACCTGTTGGTATAACATTATCTGATGTTGATACAGTATATGTTGTGCTTGTTGAACCTATTCTTGGAGAAACAGTTATTCTGCTAATTGTATTTCCTGTTAAATCTACATTACCATTATATCCTTCTGAATCTACTTCTAATAAATTTGCATTTGATTTATCAAAAAATAGACTATCATGTAATTTAATTACAGGTTTTGTTGTTGAATATTGAGGCACAATTACATCTACTAAACTATCCTCTGAATAAGCAAAACTTACAAAACCTTCTCTAGGAGCACAAAATATTATTGCAAAGATAAATAATAGTAACAATAAAACAAATATAAATGATGTTCGTATATTCATGTTTATACTATATGTAAATAAAAAATTGAAAATATTTATTCATTTAATATATATTAAAATGACTGAATTAGATAGAAACCCTTTTCCAGAATACAAATATCAAATATGTATTGACGAGGTTGGTCGTGGTTGTTTATTTGGTGATGTATATATTGCTTGTGTTGTTTTACCTAAAGAACCCAGTTCATTTATAGGAACTGACATTAAAGATAGTAAAAAATTTTCATCAAAAAAGAAACTTAAAGTTGTTGCTGATTATATAAAAGAAAACGCCTTATATTATCATATTTCAGCTATTAGTTATGACGATATTGACAAACTTAATATTCTACAAGCTGTTATGAAAGGTATGCATCAATGTATTGATAGTGTATATAAACAAATTAATCAAACTGATTCTTCTATTCATTATAAAGATTGTATTGCTATTGTAGATGGAAATTATTTTAAACCATATATCAAATATGATAATTCTACAGATACATTTACAGAAATGCCTCATGAAACTATTGAAAAAGGAGATGGTAAAATAATGGGTATTGCTGCTGCAAGTATATTGGCGAAAGATGCTCGTGACACATATGTTAGTGATGTATGTGATGAGTATCCGTTATTAGATGAAAGATATAACCTAAAAAAAAATGTTGGTTATGCTACAAAAGCTCATCTTGATGGTATTAAACAACATGGTATTAGTGAATTTCATAGAAAAACTTTTGGTATTTGCAAATCTTCTTCTATAAATAAAGTTTCTCATGATGATTAAATATAATTTCTTCTTCTATCTCCCTGTATTATATTTTTTTCTATATAATCATTATTTGGATCATTTATTGTAGGACAAGATCTAGTAATTCCATTATAAAATCGTAAATATTGTGTTTCTGCTTTTGTTCCACCTCCATACACACTACTAGGATTTTTTTTACCATAAACTCCTCTTCCTTTTAACCAATATACACTTACACCCAATTTATACCATTCAACTAATTCTAATTTTATTCTTAACTTCATAAATTGAGTTCTTTTCTTATTTTTTTGTTTTTTTATTGCATTTAAATCATCTACAGTATATCCTTCATTATTATAACTATATTTATAAATTTCATTTTTTAAATCGCACGGTAAATCTAACTTATTAATGATAATGTTCATATTAATGTTGTTTAATATGACCAGAAATGTTCAAAAGTATCAATTTTTTATTTACCATTTTCAATAACTTTTCTTAATCTTGGAAAAAATGCCATTTCATTTAACAATTTGTCTTTTTCTTGTTTAATTTTATTTATTCTTTGTGACCACCAATCTTCTTTAATTGCAGTTTTAATAGTTTGGTATGACTTTTCAAAATCATTCATATCCAATAATACAAAAGCATCACTATCAATATAATCTGTTACATTTGGACAACCATAATAGAAAACAAGACTTTCACACAATATAGGTTCCCATAATTTTTCTGTGATAAAATCTTTTTCATAATTATTTTCAACCATAAAATAATATTTATAGGGCACTATTCCTTCTGCTTTATTTTCAGGCTCCAATATTCCTTGATAATTTTCAAATCCCATTTCTTCTACATTTCCAAATATTTTTAACGGTATATCTTTTTTCGTTTCTAGAAATTTAAAAAAATCAATTCTTGCAATATGACCTTCATCAAAATATTTATTACTTGTTACACAAGATAGAACATCCTCTTTATTATATTCTAAATTTTTTAGTTCATTTGTTGTTAATTTTAACTGCCAGAACGCGTTATTATAGGTATTTGAATGTCTTCCAATAACAGACATAAATTCATTCTCACTTGGATTTGCCCATATTCCCCATGTTTTTACACCCCAATTTTTTGATTCATCATTCACCCATGGTTCCATTTGAAATACTATTGTTCTACTTTTATCAAAGTAATCATTTCCTGACGGATAATTAATAATTACATAATAATCTATATCTGTATCTTCCCATGTTATTTCAATATCATTCCAAACATTTTCTTCCGTGCACATATTATTCCATTCTTTACATAGAGACCTTGAAGTACACCAATTACACATCATTTTTACACGTATTTTATCATACTTCTCTGGTGGATAATCTTCATCGTAATGATTTACCATTGAATGATGAATACATTTAAACCTATGCCTTGGATTTGTTAATATCCACCATTCAGCATCATGTCTTGGTGTAGTTTTAATAGTTTCCAATGTTTGAATATAATTTGTATTTGCCCACCAAAAATTACCACTAAAATGTGGCTTAATATCCTTAGAAACAATATAATTACAACCAACTGCATCATAATCTTGTAAATATTTTATACAACTATCTTGTCTCTTGACTAAAAAGTAAAGCATCATATTTACCCATTGTTGAATTTTTTCGTTGTCTTCTCGTAAAATTCCTTTTGTATGAATATACAATACTCTACTATTTGGATTTACCAAGCTAAAATAATAAATAAGATTTATGGTTTTTAATTCATATAAGTGCGCATTACTAGATAAATTTATAATTATAACATTATTATATTTTTTATATAAATCAGTATTTATTGTGTTTCCGATATTAATAATAAATATTTGTTTATAACTCTCTAATTTTCCATAACCTTTTATTGTATCTAATAATCTATCTAAAATAACTAATCCTATGTTACTTACATTACAACTATGAATAAAACAGAAGTTACCTTCTTCATATTTATCACATATTCTATTTAAATTATTAGGGGGATTGCGTATATCATAACCTAGATTCTTCATATTACTGCGCTTTATATAAATCCCGTCATTCTCGTTAAAATAAGGTGATTCTTGTAAATAAAAAATTTCAGATTTTAAAAATCCCAAGCTATTAAATCCTGCTATTTTTTCATCTTTCAAACATTTATTTTTTTGTCTTGTAATTACATCTTTATTATATCCATTATCATAATCAAACTGATCATATCCATTTATATATACAAAATTCTCATCGTCTTCGTTTTCATATAAAAAATTATCTAAGTTAAAAGAATCATATATATTTTGTATATCACTATCTATCTTTTTTCCATTTTCATTCCATTCAGAAAAAACTAATTGAGGAATACACTCGTAGCTATCTATATTTTCATTAATTAGGTTCAAATAATCTATTCCATGTTTGATTCCATGTTCTTCGATATAATCTATCATTTTTCTTGCACCAGTTTTATTTATTGAATAACAGAAATAACCTCCTATATACAAATCCTTATTTAACTTTTCTATTTCTATTTTTATATTATTATTTCGGTATTTATCTTTTACCTTTTCTCTATGATTGTTATACATATGATATCCTAAAAATAAAAAATCCTTTTCTAACATGTGTTGTTGCAAACTATAGAACCTTTCATAAAACTTTTCATCTACTTCAATATCATCTTCAAATATAACATAAAAATTATTTGAATCATCTTCTAATAATGATTTCCATAATTTATAATGTGATAATGCACAACCTATTACTGCTTTCCTATTACAAAAATCATTTCCATAAAATAAAGCAGCCATATCTATATCTGGGGTTAATTTATTTCCATCTACCGCTTCAGTAATTATCCAATTGCTTATATGTTCTTTATTTAATAGCTTCTCCATTTTTTCTTTTCTATCTTTTCTTCTTTCTAGATTAATAACTTTAATATATGGAATTTTTTTTTGAAATTGTTCTTCTTGATTTAATGCATATGCATTTTGTTTTGTGCTATTATTTTCACTTGTTAATTTACCAATATGAATATTTGTAATATCATTTAAAAATGCTGATACATAACCTTTTTCTGTATATTTTCTTGCATAATCCATTTCAAAAAAATGATTTTCACTATCATAATTTCCTAATTCTAATATTGTTTCTACCTTGGTAATTGAAGGACGAAAGCTATAATTTGGCCAATAATGACAATTACAATAAGGATATATTCCATCTTTATGATTATGGATAACTATATTTTCTACATTTGATTGTTCTGAACCATCGATTTTATAATCATTTATAGTTTCAGAATAATTACGATTAAACAATAACTGCTTCACATTTTTATTATCTAATGCTTCAAAGTTATTAATAATATTTTTAAGATTTATTTTCTTAAAAAATAAAAAATCATCTTCTAAGTGAAACCAATAAGTAGGTTTCAATTGTTCTAACTTATTATAAATAATATTCATACTAGAACGATGACCTTTTTCTTCAAAAGATTTATCATAGAATTTTATCCATGGAAATAATGTTTTCATTTCATTCCTATCTTCCGCACTTGAATTATCATCTACACAAAACCAATAATTAATTGTTGTTATATCTTCTACTTGATTTAATAAACTATAAACTGTTTGTTTAAATAAATCTATACGCTTACATGTAGTAAAACTCAAAAATAAATATGGCTTGTCTTCATTTGTAAAATTAAATTTTTTTGGATATGTTAATCTCCGGTTATGTCTCTTAAATAATAAATTCCACAATTCATAAGCCTGTTCAACTGGTTCTTTTTTATTTGTCTTATATTTTTTAATATAATTATCTACATGATAAAATAAATCTAAAGATGGATCATCATATAATTGTATTTTAAAAAACAATATATTTTTATAAAGTTGCTGAATTAAATTTTCTTCTAGAATATTGTTCTCAATTATATTTTTGGAAACATTATAACCTAATTCTGTTTTGTTTAAATAGAATGAACTTATAGTATAATAGTATTCTAGATGGTCATTATATAAATTCGAGAACATAAACAATTTGCTACCTTTTGGTAATTTATAACCCTTATATGTATCATATAAACTACATACTAATGAATGCATTCCGTTATTCATTGCTAACTCACAAGCTTTCACTATTCCTTCTATCCTTTGATAATCATATTCAATTGCTTTCAAATAATATTT